GGATCGGGTTGCCCTTGAATCGGAACGGGCTATTTGGCGCACGGTTGCTCTTCTGCGTTCCCTTGACACCGAGGTCCACGAACTTCCAGTAGTCGTTGGCCTTGATAGCCACGACAAAGGACGAATCGGTTAGCGTGATGGGTTCAACGGTTATGCTCTGCGCAAGGGAGTTGCTGGCAATGGCGTTGGCGTTTGCGAGGTTCTGCTTGGCGAGCCTGACCACTCCCTCCAGCCATTTGGTGACCAATGCGTAGGACTTGTTTTCAATCGCTCCGTCTGCAAGGCTCACACCGAAATCGGCCAACGCCTCCTTCTGCAAATCGGTCAGTTTCTTCCCTGACCCTCCAACGAATACATCAAACTCCATGGTGGTAAATGTAACCCGCCCAGCAAAGTGTCCTACTTGCGCCGCATCCGCTCCGCTTCCATCCTCTCTGCCTCCAAGATGTCGTGTATGAGTAGCGCATAGTTCAAGAACTCCACCGCCTTCATCGCAAAGATGGCATCAAATTTCAGCACATCCTTGTTGGCCATTCTCCAAACCACCATGAGCCAACCGTAGCCAGCGAGCGGGTTGGTTACTGGCCCTGCATTCCCTTCGTCAGGTGCTTGGAATAGTCGCTCAAAATTTTCAAGTAACTTTCTGAACTTAGCAAAAAAAAACTGACCACTCCCCAAACATCGCCAATCTTGGCGTGGGCTTTGAGCAGTTCGGCCCGCTCTTGGTGCGAAGCCCCGTCGTACTTCTTAGGGAAGTAACCGAGGAACCCGCCCTCCCTGCAAAGGGTCGCCATGATGCGGTGCAGGTTTTGGACCAACTTCTTCTCGTCCGTCGTGTCGGTGTCCATGAGGTCTATCAGTTGGCCAGCGGTCAACTCATCCGTGAACACCGTCGGAATCCACCACTTGCCGCCCGCTTTGAACCGCCTCCTGTAAGCGAGGGTGGGTAACTCGTTCCACTCTGCGATGATGGTCTTATATCGTTTGGTTAGCCCCTTGGCGGGCATTTCTCGGACGAGCGATACATCCACCCCCTCAACTATCGCAACGACCCCTGCACGCTTGTCGTAATCGGTCAGCACAGGGCTGAACTCCAGCGCAGCGATGCGTTGGAATTGGTCAATGGTCAGGTCTTGGAGTTTCATAGGTTGGCAGTTTTAATCCAAATAGAATCGCTTTGCAGTCCAGGCATCACGAAGTCAAAGTCCACCTGCTCATACCCTTTCGCAATCATAAACGCTGCGACCTGGTTGTAGAGTGCCTGACCGACCCACACTTCCTCGTGTTCGCATTCAAGGTGAAAGGTCTGCACCCGATGGATGGAATTACCCATGCTTTGCAAAACTTCAAGGCTTGCCCCTTCCACATCCACTTTGCAAGCCCCAATCGGGCCTTCAATCATGGCAAGCAGTTCTTCGCCCGTGATAGCCTCCACCTCAATCCTGTTGGCGTTGGCGTAGAGGTTGTCGTAGGAACGGTCAAGGAGCGATGAAGTTCCTACCTCATTAGGACTGCCCTGCATTTGGATGAACTCCAACTTGCCCGAATGCTTATAGATGGCTTTGCGGACCAGGTTGAAGTTGGGGTAGGCTTGAGCGATGTAATCCGCTTGGCTTGGGTTTGGTTCGCAGACCCACACGGAACTTGACCCGAAATGGTCTGCAATCGCCTTCGCATCGTGTCCATCCCGTGAGCCGATTTCCAGCACGGTTGTTGGAACTATTCCTGCGGTTCGGATGGCGTTGCAGTATCGTTGCATGGTCAAAAGATTTTAAGCCCGTCCGCAATCTTCTTGGCGGTGCTGGCGTGGTTGGCTTTGTCAAGGTACTGCCTAAACTCCCAGTCCGCATTCAAGTCATCGGCCGTCAGGTAGTAGGGAAGATGCCTGCACTCGTAAGGTGCGACCATCCTTGCCCCTCCGATGACCACCCGCTGATAGCGTTGGTGATGGTAGAAGGCAAAGGTCGTGTCAACGGGTGCAAGTTGCAGGTCGTGAAAGTAGGGTTGGTTCTTGTAGCGTAGTTCGGCCTGCTGGAAGAACAAAGCATCGGCAGGAATATCGTCCGTCCGAATGCCAAGGCCGATTTTGTCCTTGACCGAGAACTTGACCCCGTTAAACGGGTCGCCTTCCTCCTGTTCGTACATATAAGATTTTTCGGGCAGGTCATACCAAAGTTCCCGCATACGCAGGAGCGTGTCATCGGGCAGGGCCGAAAGGTCAAGGTCGGGGTCCGTGACGATGTAGTCGGGATAGCCCATGTCAAATAACTGCTGCGGGATTTGGGCTTGCCATGCTACGAGGTGGCCGAAGTTGCCACCCGTGCGGATGACTGCGACCTCGTTGGCTTCCAGTTTCAACTGCTCGTACCATTCCAGCGTGGGGCCGTAGGTAGAATCGTTGTCCACGATTAGAATGGGTCCAACCCCAGGCATCCGCATCAGTTTCTTGACCATCGCCTTCGGCCAAGTGTAGAGGTTGAAGTTGGTAATGATGACGGGGATTTTGGCCATGGCTAAAAAGTAATGACGAACTTATCGGGACCTGGCCATCCCTTGCAGGAGTTATAGACGGTCATGCCTTCCCGCTTCCCAATCCAATGCTCGGCCTGCCAGCGGTGTTCCCTTACGGGTTCGCCAAGTTCCCGAATGTGGGACGACTTGGCCCACCAAAAAGTCCCCGCAAAGTAGGGGTAACCGTCGGGGTTGTTGTGGTCTGCAATTTGGGGGAACTCTTCCTTGGTCAGCCAGTAGGCTCCGACGGCATCCACATTGGCGAGTTCTGCGATGGCTCGTTCCCATGCGACGATGTTGAAGAACACCATGGACCTGCACCAAAGTTGGTTGATGAGGGATGGGTCGGAACTGCCCTTCGTATGCCCGTACAGGTAGGCCGCATCCTCGGTCTGCGATGCCTTGTACATCTCGGTCAGCGTCGCCTGCTCCCATGCGTTTGTGCGGGTGACCACCACCTTGACCTTTGCCGCCACAAGCGAGTTGTCCAAGATTTCTTTCACCACCTTCCGCTGGTCGGGAGGACCAACGATGCCGACCCGAATCTCGTCTAACTGCTCAATCAGCCCGTAATTGCACAGGGCCATCATGTGTTGGTGCATGATGAGTTGCCATTGGCCGCCGCCGCCGCAGTAAATGTGGTAGTAGTGGATGAGTTTCATAGTAGGGAGCCGATTGCAAAAATCAAGACCAATAAGAGGAAGAATCTGCCAAAAATCAAAAGCAAATCAATGATGGATTCAAGGTTCATGGTGGTAAAGTTACACCACCAAGTACTTCCCCGAGTTGCTGACGGCCAATTTGTTGAGGGCCACATAGCGCAGGGCATCGCAGGCGTGGTTGTACGAGTCAATGGGGACCCCCGTGTCCTTGCCATCTTTGTCGGTCGCCCAAGTGTACGAGCGGAGTTCTTTTATCAAGTTCACGGAATCTTTCGTGACATGAAGGTTGAACCGCTTCACGATGTCAATCCCCTGCCTTACCGAATCGGGACCCTTGGATGCGGGCTTGATGTTGAATCCGAGGCGGTAGATTTCCTCAATGCTCTTGGGTTCTGCCGAATCGGCCACAATCTCCCAAGCCCTCGTAATGCCGAATTCCTTCAGCCTTGTGGCGATGTCGCTATTGGTCAAGCCACGGTGGTAGAGCAGTTCGTGAATGAACAAGTCATCCCCCCTGCGGTACACGGCGACCAAGGCCGTGGGGTCGTTGCTGAAGCCCCAGTCAAGGCCGTAGGCGACGAATTTCATCGTGCTTGGGTCTATACCCTCAACCACCGTATAGTCCCCGTAGATAGCCCCTTGGAGCGTCCCGACTTGACCGAGGCCGTACACCTTCCACCAGTTGGCCCAGTAGGCCGAATGCTCCGCTTTGGCTCGGTTTAATTCAATATCGTTCCGAATAGTATCGGGAAGGGCTTCGTTGTCTTGGTATGTGAGGATGAGGAACTCTGCATCCGTTTCGGGCAAGACCTCGGTGTGCGCCCAAAATTCGTGGGTGGGGTTGAAGTCGATGTAGATTTCTTGGCTGGTACGGATGGCCAACTGGTAGTACGAATCGAAGTCGATGTTATTGGCCTCGTTTATGTAAAGCACCTGCCTCCTTGCCCCTCGGAGGCGTGCTTCCGAATCAGCCGAAAAGAACTCAATCGTGGACCCGTTGGCGAAGTTGTACTGCAGGAGGGTCTTGTTCCAACGATCGGGAACCCACCTGTGGGTCCATTGCATAATCTTGGCAAAGTCCTTAATCGCTCCCCGCCGTAGGTGAGGGACGGATTCGGACACGACCGATATTTCCGACTTAGGAAACCGAGCGGCGTGGTCAATGAGGACCGCAAGGATGCCGAAGGTTTTGGATGCGCTTGTGCCGCCTTGTATCACCTTCTTCCGAGCGGTCATCGCCCGAATTTTGCGGATGGCGGTGGTGTACTTAAACTCCATCGCCAAAAAGCGGCTGCTCGATGGTGATACTCGTTTCCTGCTTTTCTACAAGACCGTTCAATCGCTGGGTGATGGAGGGGTTGTAGAACGAGAGAAGGCCACCGATGATTTGGTCCTCTCGGATTTCTTCCCGAATCGCACGGCAGATAACCACGAAGTCCTCATAATAGCCGTCCTTGTTGTCAAAGTACTGCTGAGCATCCCCGTAATTATTGCGACAAAACCGCTTGAACCCTTCCAAGGTCAGCGGCACTTTGGCGGGGTCTTCCTTCTTTAACCCATCCTTCCCGACATACTGCACCCGCTTCCATTGTTCGCCTTGGACCTTCACATCCTCCTTGAAGGCGGCCCATGCTTTTCCAAGGTCTTCGGGGGTCTTAAATATCCTCGTTGGGTGCATCAGTATTCGATTTTGTCAATGAGTTCGTCAATCTTGTCCACGATTTTCATCTTCACCGCAAAGGCGTTCGGCGAGTTGGATTCCTCTACCGCACCGATGCAGTCGCAGAGGGTCGTGATGACCATCATCAGCGAATCCATGCGGGCTTGCACTTGGGCCTCATCGTTGGGGGCTTTAGTCGAGTTCGCCAAGTTCCCGTAGTTTATTCCTGCTCCACCCAAGGGCCGCTTTGCCTCCCCAAAGGAGGTAACTGATGTAACCGCAGTCGCTGGAACTGTCAGCGTTGTCGTAGTAGGTTTCAGCCCGTGAAAGGTAGGAGTGCATCCGTTTAACCGTTTCAAGGGAAATAGCCTCACCGCTTGCGAGTTGCTGCGCTCGGACCTTGCCCGTCTGCGTTGCGCACTTGTTGCCGTTCCGCTCGTTGAGTTCGATGCCCCGCTTGGCGTTATTGCGCACACCTTCGCCATAGTCGGCGTAAGATTCAAACTGGTCACGGGTTGGGGTTGTTGAGGGCATGGCTGACTTGGTGCTGGTTGGCTTCGGCGAACTGGTCCGCCTGTTCGTAAATGTATTGGAGTGCCGATTTTACGCAGTCAGCGCACCACCAATTCGTGTTGGGTCTGCCGTGGGCCACGAGGATGGTCTGCAAGTCGTGGACCGCTTCGGGGGAGAGCCGCATGAACAGGGCGGCTTGGTATTGGTCCCAATAATGGCGGTGCTTGGTTGCCAGCAGGTACTCGTCTTGGGTCATCGGTGGGTCAGTTGCAGGATGACAACGGTTAACCCCGCCGAGGCGAGGCCGTACACGGGAGCAAGGACCCATCCGCAGGTGGGTAGGGTCAGGGCCACCGCCACCCAAAAGGTGAGGCAGGTGACGCAACTGAACGGCTTGTGCCTTCCGAACCAGGTGTGGTAGAACCAACGGGGAAGGACACGGTACTCGGCGATTGCGAGGGCAGTCAGCGAACTAATCAGCAGGGGAAATATCAGCGTGTCCATGGTTTTGAATGGCGGCCTTGATTTTGGCCTTGGCTTGGTCAATGGAATAGATTATAGAACGATACGGAATGCCCGTGTCCCGTGAAAGTTTCTTCATGTTCCCCGTCCGCAGGTGCAGGCGCAGTAACTCCTTGTCGTAGGGGAACGCCCCGTCCTTGGCCCAAGTGTCCATCTCGGCTTCGGCAATGGCCCACAGGTCGTCCATCAAGGAATCGTACTCCGCTTGTGGAATTGGGGAGTCGGGGTCAAGTTCTTCGAGCAGGTCGTGGTGACGGTACTTTTGGGCGAACTGGTTGTTCTTTCCTCGGTAGAGGTTAAGCAGCAACCGAACCACATAGAACTTGAAGTACCCCTGCGACTGGATTTGCAGAATCTTGGCGGGGTCTTTCTCCAGCAGGATTAGAACGCACTCCTGTTCCAAGTCCCTCCAAAGCGGGTCGCCCCCTGTGATGGTCAGGCAAGCCTTTCGGATTTCGCCCGTGCGGTAGAGGTCCAGTATCGTTTGTTCTGCGGATGCCATGCACAAAGATTGCAAAAAAAAGGGGTCAGCGGTTAGGCCGACCCCTTGGGGATGTGTGCGGTTTTGGGCTATTCGGTGGGTGGAAGTTGCAGAGTGTCAGTAATATAAGCCCCTTCAGCGGTCTGCAAGTAGTCCTGCGCATTGTTGAAAACTTGCCTCCGTAGGTAGCGGAGTTGAGGCTTCGCTTTGCAGTCGTTGTGGAAGGATTCCAAGTTGATGATGATGGTGGAGTAGTGGCGGTTCAACTCCTTCCCAATAGCCATGAAGGTGAACAGGTATTCGTTGTATGCGATATCGGCCACGATGTTCCGAGCGATGACACAGGGCCTTTCCCGTGACGAAGACCGCACTTGGTCGGGGGTGATGCCGAATATTGCGGCGGTGGTGTCAACGAGGTGGTGGATGAGTGCTGGGGTCATGGGTTATACAATTTCGGGGATGGGCATCCAATAGTTGACTTCACGGGGCCACCAAGAATAATTCTCGGAGTACCACATATCGTGCGTTGGTCTCCACCAAGCGACGATTTGCCGTCCTAACACATCAGTAATCAGCACGGGTGTGCCCTCCTCGGGCATTTGGTCTTGGGGTCGTATCCAGGGCATAGGGTTAGGGGTTTAAATAGTTTTCAATCATTTGTATTCTTGTTCCAATCCATCGCATCACAGGCACGGCCATTGAGTTACCGCAAGCCTTATACCTCGGCCCATCGGGGCATTGTTCAGCAGGTTTGTTGCGATAGGGAATCTTTGTCCAATCATCGGGGAATCCCTGCAACCGTTCGCACTCCTTTGGGGTCAGCCTACGGATAGCCATTGTCTGCAACACCGCTCCAATATGCTCGGTGTCACTTTGTGAACGAATCGTCTGCGTTGTGTGTTCGTTTGTGGTGTAGTTGTAGGTGTCCACGGCAATGGGTTGAGCGACTGCGTGATGGTGTGCTTTTGTTAGCGTAGGACATGGGTCGTTTGGATTACCTATGCCAATACCCATTCTTGGATTTAAATCATCCGATGGCCGCCCCATTACAGTCATTGTATTTATCGGTATGGGTTGAGCGACTTGCTCAATAACTGTGTTGAACCCATCGGCTCTGCTATAGTCATCGCAAGTTGTTTGCAAACAAGCCGCCACCTGGCTCTCTACATTTCCTGCGAAGCCTGTCGCTCTAACGCTTCCTTCAGCATCGGTGGAAGTTTCTTGCCTCTTCGCTCTGCTCGGTTTAGGATTCCTCTGCAAGCTTTCTGACTCAAATAAAACCGCTGCGGCAGGTCGCCAATCTCCAAGGTATCCGACAACAAACACTCTTCTGCGTCTTTGTGCGACTCCGAAGAATTGAGCGTCAAGAACCCGATAGGCGAACCCATACCCGAGTTCGCCCAACGCCCCGAGGAAGGTTCCAAAATCCCTTCCTCCGTTGGACGACAAAACGCCTGGGACATTTTCCCACACAATCCACTTGGGACGGCGTTTATCAGCGATTGAAAGAAAGGTAAGCATGAGGTTTCCTCTTGGGTCAGCAAGACCTTTGCGAAGTCCTGCAACGGAGAATGATTGACATGGGGTTCCTCCCACGAGAAGGTCAATTGGTTGTTCATTGAAAACTGGGTTTTGATTTAGTTGGGTCATATCCCCAAGGTTGGGGACATCGGGAAAACGATGCTTTAGAACTGCGCTTGGGAAATGTTCAATCTCGGAGAACCATTGTGGTTTCCATCCGAGCGGATGCCATGCAACGGATGCGGCTTCAATGCCCGAACAAACGGAACCGTACCTCATGCGTTTTTGGCTTGAAGGATGCGACCGAGCAGGGTCCAGTTGACGGACCACGCCTTGATGGTTTCGGAGCGGTCGGGCTTGCTGCAAGACACGCACTCCTTGCGGATGTGGATTTGCCAGCGGCGGAAATCGGTGGGGGTTGGTTTCATTGAGTTTGGTTTAGGTTCAGCAAACATATACACAACCTACCCACATTCAGCCAACACCTGCTGAAATTCCTCCACCGAGCGGATGACTACATATTTGTAGCCAACTGCCTCCACGACCCCCTGCCACCATTTCTGCGATAGGGACTGTTTGCCCTTGGGGTCTTTGAATTCCAAGAACACGGCACCAGCGTCGGACAAGTATATCATGTCGCTCACCCCCGCAACCACGCCCATCGCTTTCATGACGCTCCCCGCATAGGCAGACGGTGCGTTATTGTTTACTGTAAACAATCGGCCCCGCTGGTCGGGGAAGTTGTTCCAGTGCCATTGAAAGCACTCGGCTTGAATCTTGAACTCTTGCATGAGATTATTTGAGGATTGGAAAACGGTCTTTGTTGTGGAAGGCCCAGCCTGGCTTCCATCCCATGTAGCGGATGAACTCCAAGGCTTCGGCTTTGCTCTTGCATTGGTTGTGCAGGACCCAAAACGGTGAAATTACTTTGGCCTTGGCCAGTTGTGCCTTTTGGTACATGCTGCTGGTCGTGGCCAACTGCATGCCCTGCGCTTTGGTCATGAGGTGCAGGTCCACCATCTCGCCCTGCTCTTGGGGCTTGCGCTGGTACTCGTAGCCGCAATGCTTGCACTTCATCGCCCCCACGGGGATAATCGCCTCGCATCCCTTGCAGTTCTTCGCCCCGCCAACGCCATCGGATTTCTTCTTGCGTTTCTTTTTGAGGGACCAGTCACGGCTTGCTTCCCAAAACCCGTGGTGGTTCACATTGTTGCCGAAGTCAAGGATCGTGAACTCCCGCTTTGTTGGTGTCACCCTGGAACCACGGCCCACCATCTGCATAAACAAGGGAAGGCTTGCGGTCGCACGGTAAAGGATCACTACCTCAATGGTTGGCTCGTCAAATCCCGTGGTCATAAGATCGCAGTTGCATAGGATAGCGTCGGGCGTGTGCTTGAACCATTCCAACACATCGGCCCGTTCCTGCTTGCCCATGGTCCCATCCACATGACGGGCGTTATGGCCTGCGTTCTGCAAAGCGGCGCAGACCTCCTTGCTCGATGCAATGTTGCTGGCAAACACGATGGCCTTCTTGCCCCTGCAATGCCTCCCGTAATTTTTGACAACGCCGTCAAAAACCCTCCGCTTGGAGTACACGGTGGCCATCTGCTGGGTGTCGTAGTCATCGCCCCGCATCCCGATACCCGATAGGTCCAAGTTTGTCCCGTAGGTGACGGGACTGGCAAGGAACCCTTGGCGTATCAGTTCCCCGACCTGCACAGGGTTGTGGAGTGCTTGGTAGAACTTCGAGAGGCATTCTTGGTTCCCACGACGCAGCGGCGTTGCGGTGGCCCCGATGACAACGGCCTTGGCGGGGATGCTTGCAAGTAGCGGGTTGAAGGTTTGCTTGTGGGCTTCGTCAATAATCACTAGGTCCATTCCCGCCATGAGATCGGCATAGTCGGCCTTGTTCTTGCGTCGGGCGTAAGTTTGAGCCATAGCAATGAAACAGTTGCCCGAAACATCCAGTCGTGGCTTGCCCGCTTCAATGAGGGTCGGCACGATCCCGAACTGATCCAGCGCACCGTTGGATTGTTTCAACAGTTCAACCCGATCGGTGAAGATGATGCACCGTTTTCCCCGCTGGAGTGCCGATGCCACCATGAAGGTGAACATGACGGTCTTGCCGCTCCCCGTTGGAGCGCACAGGATGATGTGCCTCTTGCCCTCTGCGATACTTGTCCGCATTTGGTCAATGGCTTGGTTTTGGTAGGGTCGGAGCGTAGTCACTTGTAGTCACTTTGGTTTTTAAGAAGTGACTACAAAAAACGGCCTTCCTGATAGCGTGGAGGCGGTTGTAGTCAGTGTAGTCACTTGTAGTTACTTTTTTTCTTATGAGTAGATATACATTACACATGCACACACGCACACGCTCGTATATATTGCCAATGTAAAATAGGGGTCAAAACTGACTACACTGACTACTTAAAACGGAATGCCTTGATTAGTAGGCGTTTGGGCGTAGTCACTTCTTTCGTAATTTCTGACTACAAAATAGCATCCAAGGAAATTCCGCTCCCTTCGGCATACTTTTTGACACCCAAGCGACTTTAGGATGGCTCCAAGTTTGTGTGCGGACACATGCTGGCGGGTGCAGGTTTCAATGACATCCTTGATCTCGGAGTTGGTCAGCCACTTGCCTTCGGGGTCGTCGCTCCGCTCGGGTATGGTAAACAATTTAAGCAGGAGTTCTTTCTCCACGGCGGGCTGGACATTCAGTTGGGTCCGATCGTTGAGGATTGCTATCTCGGCTTTGGACAACTGCCAGGCATCGCTTCCGTGGGTTTGGATGGCATGGTAGCACTCAATGAATAGGTCGGTCTTGTCAATGGCATCGTAGGCATCCCAGTCAATGCTTGCGGCCACCACGGGCAGGATCCGTCGGTTACCCGTCGGGTCATTGATGACTTCTTCGTCGTTGGAAGTCCCGCAAAGGACCGCATAACGGTTTAAATCTTCGTGGACCCTTCCGTAAGGCTTGCGGATGCTGAAGGTCTGCTTGGAGGATAGTTCCTTCAGTTTCTTGGCCTCCTGCTTTGATTTGCCCCCGAACTCGTCATCGCAGAGGATAATCTTCTTGCACATGAGGATCTCGTCGTCCTTGCCTGCATCCAGTTTGGATTCCCCGTAATAGGACCGCAGTTCAGCAGGGAGTAGGTTCCTGAAAAAGTTGGTCTTGCCGATTCCTTGATCGCCGCATAGCACCAAGATAGCAAGCGAGTAATCGCCCTGCATGCTTGCAACGACGGAGCAGAGCCACTTGTAGATACACATCTGCACGAATGCGTGTTCTTGGGTAGTGCTGGTGATCGTGTTGGTCAAGGCTTCAATGCACCCCTTTGGTTGGCGGTGGCCGTTCTTGGCGAAGAACTCAAGGAATGGATTGTAGGTGACAACGAAATCCGAATCCACGATGGCGTTGACCAATTGCATGTTGACCTCCTTCTTGCCAAAGTTCTCCAAGCATGCGACATAAATATTATTGAGATCCGTGTCGTTGATCGGTTGGCCGTTGAGTTCGATATTTCTGGTCACGGCGTTGCGGCGCAGGTCGTAGGATCGCAGGTAGGCTTTGATCTGCTTGATGGGCGAATCCTCGGTTGATGCGGTTTTGAGTTCATCGCTATCCATTTGCATGGTGTGTGCGACGATTTCATCTAACTGCTCGACATCAATCTGATCAATTTCCCGAAGGATGCGGACCGCCGTTTCGGTAGCGGAGGCGATGTCCTTGGGGCCGCCGTTGGTTCCCACCCGCATGCGGTGGGTCTTGGCGGTTGACACGATGTGGCGGGTCTGCGGGGTTTGGATTTCAACGCCCGCATTCTTAGCCAGCCACATGAATGACGCAAAGGATACGGAGTTCTGCTTGGTTTGGCAGAGGGCTTTGTACTTCCGATCGCAGGCTTGCGGGTCGTACTTTGGGGATATGGCTGAAACCCGATGGAATAGGTCCGCACCCATGTCCTGGTACTTTGCCGCAATGGCAAAGCCGATCTTCACCCAGTCAGCATAGGAGTTGGTAAGGTCAATGCGCTTGGCTTCAATTTGCTGGACGATATGCTCAACATCATGCTCGCCGTGTGGATAGAATTTGGGTGCAGGAGTTGCCTTGGCTTTGGGTAGGTAGGCTTTGAATACGGCCACCTTGCGTTCGGTGTGGTAGGCTTCGGGATCAAAACTGACAAACCGCAGGCGGGACACATCCTTGCATGCAGGGTCAATAATGATGTGGTACTTATCGGCCAATCGTTTTTCCAGGGCGAAGAACGCCTCCAGGTGACGATCGGGTTCAATGCGGTAATAGGCGGCATACCCTTCCCCGCCTGTGGACTTGTGCATTGCAAGCAGAAACTCGTCATTCAGGAGAGCCTTCATGTTTACGCCATCGTTGTCCTTGGCATCAATGTCAATGCAAAGGATCCCCGAATGGGTGTCAAGTCCATCCCTGCCCTGCTTCTTAAACTTGCCGCTGGGAGTAACGGCAGAAAGCCTGCGTTTGGTTTCGTCCGTCTTGGACGCACGGTATGCGGTTACCTCGTTGTACCAATACCCCTCACGGATATTGGTAATGTACTCCGCAAATTCCAGGTGATCGTCGGGCGTGGTGTTCCGTGTTGCCGCTCCTTTTGCGGCCTTGAATAGTGAAATTGTTGCCATAGCAAAGAAAAAAAAACCCCGACTGATTCCAGCAGTCGGGGCAGGGGTTAGAGAGTGAACCCTTTATCGGACGCACCATTTGGCTGGAATTACAAATGGGCTATATTGGTAAATGTAATCTTCGGGCAAAGTTACACTAAAACGGCATATCTCCAGCCTGTGGTTCAAATGCGTTGGCGGGACGGGATTCGTTCATCGGCTCCACTTTGCCGCTCAAGAACTTCTTGCCGCTCTGCCCTTCCTTGACCCATGCTGATAACCGCATTTTGGTTCCGTCGGGGAGAATGATGTCCCCACGGTAGTCGGGGCGTTTCGGATTGTCGCCCTTGTCGTTGGCGAACAGGGAGAAGGTGTTGGGTTGTGGGGTGTAGTTGCTCATGGGTTTTGGGTTGGGGTTTGGTTAGGTTGAATTGAATATTTGCAGGTTTCTTTTGTGAGCCATTTAGAGGCCCGTAAATCGCTTAAAATTCGGTGAGTGGTACGGATGTTTATCCCGATGGCTTTGGAGAGTTCTGCGGCCTTGTATGGCCTTGTAGCGAGCAACTGCATCGCTTGGATGAGGGCTTGGCTCCTTGTCATCTTAACTGGCTTTAAAAGTCACCGCAATGCTTGGTTTTGTCCCTTTGGCGGGACAGACGGGGACCGCTTCGCCCGTTGATTCGTCGTACACCGTTGCCTTGCCAGCGTTGCGGAAGGCCATCTTTAGTAGTTCCTCACGGGCTTTCATGGATGCCTGCAGGTCGCTCCATTGCTGGTCGTGCTGGTAGTCGGGAGTCAACGCCCCCTCCTTGACTTGGATTTCTGCACCGAAGGCGGAGAAGGTCTTGCCGTGCTTTTCGGCCTCGTCCCTCACGATGTCCTCGGTGGCTTTCAGGACTTGCTCCAAGGCTTTGACGACCGCCTTTAAGCGTACATGGGCGGCGATGGGGTTGACCTCGCCCTCCTGTATTCGGAGGATGAGGCCAGCGGCGATGTCGGCGATGTCAGCCTTGCTGATGTCGCTCTTGGGAATGGTGACTAAATGGTTCATGGATTTGTCACTGGGCGGGTTTGGAATAGGTTAACAAGCGTGCGGACATTGCCATCCCAAATTTCTTTGGGCAGGTGCATGGATAGGTTCCACATCTCTTTTTGGGTGAGGTCTTGGAACCAGTCCTTTTGTTGCAGGACTTGTAGCAACTCGTTGATGGTGGTGGAATACTGCTCGCGGTCGTTCATCAATGCAACGAATGCGTCAGCGTTAAGGCGGGATAGTAGATTGTTCATGGTTTATTTTTTAGAGAGTTGGTTTTGGATGAATTGGATGCCCTTCTCAAATCGGGCGGGGGTCATTTGGTCCAGGTCTTTCATGAACCGCTCCTGTTGCTCGGCGGGGAGTTTCTGCACCAACTTGAGGAAGTCGGCTTTGAGGGTTGCGGCGGTGAGGTCGTCGTAGGCGGGAACCAATCCGAGTTTGTCGTTGAGGTCGTTAAGGTTCTCCTGCTTGGCGATGGCCATGCTGACCTCGTTAGCGGATGCGATTGATGTTTCAATCCCGATACCAAGGGCGGCCAAGGCACGGCCAAAGGCAGAGGTTTCGCAGTTTTCTACATAGGATGTCTTGTTTATCATAGACGAGGTGCGGTCCTCATGGGCGTGGCCCGTGGCTCGGATGCGGCCATCGGCATCCCGAATCATTGCCTTGATGCAGCAGCGGTCGGGTTGCAGGTCAACGAGGTCGGATTCAATGGACCAACCCGCATAGGTTGGCTCGTTGCGGAAGAACAGGAGGCGTTGGTTGACTTCAACATAGTCCTTCCCTTTGATGTTGGTGGTTTTGAATTTGTGCATGGTTTGGGGGTTTAGTTGGTGATGATTGCGAGAAAGAATCTGCCGAAAAATGCGATGCCGAGGCAGGCGGTCAGCACGATGTAGCCCGTGGCAAGGGCGGCTTTGAGTTTGGTTTTGGTTTCGTGGGTCATGGTTTTGTGGTTGGTTTGTAGGTCAAAGATACGGCGGTTTTTCCTTTTGCGACCATTGTAGTCATTTTTTTTATGAAACTTTTTTTTGTCCCTACACCCGATGCGGTATAAATTCCCATTTTTCGCCATATTTAGAACCTAAAGGGTATAAATTTGCATCATGACCTACCACTCCACCCGACCTGCAAAAGCCCTCACGAATGCCTTGGAGCGGCTGATGATTGCGGTATCCCCCGCTGACTTGGAGCAGAACCACGCCCTCCTGTGCGAGTACCGCAGGGCCTGTGAGTTGTTGGGGTACGACCCCGCTAAGGCTCAATGGGCAGGGGTTCACGAAGTTTCCGCCTCCCAGTTACCCAAGGACGAAGACCATACCGTCTGCTACTATCCGCTTTTAAACCCCGAAGAATAACCATGCGAAACATCACCCACCTCGTCGTCCATTGCACGGCTACCCCGAAGAACACCACCATAGCATCCATCCGTAAACATTGGAAGGAGGGGTTGGGCTGGAAGGCGGTGGGGTACCATAAGATTATAGAACCCAACGGAAACATCATGACCTTGGCAACCGACGACAAGGTGACCAACGGGGTGCAGGGACACAACGCTACCTCGCTCCATGTGTCCTATATCGGGGGGAAGGACACGGATGACCGCACCATCCAGCAACGCCAAGCCATCGCAGGGGTGTTGCTATCGTGGTTGCAGAAGTACCCCAAGGCCCGCATTTGTGGCCATCGGGACTTTCCAGGGGTTGCCAAGGAATGCCCGCAGTTTAATGCGGAGAAGGAGTACGGTTACCTGTACTTGACCGCCAGCGATACGCAGGAGGGATAGTTTGCGCAAGGTAGCGGAATCCGCTACTTTAGGCGTACGATTTCTTCGTACAGGTTAGTACAACCTATCTGCAGGCGTGAAGGTGGCGTGCAGTTGCAACTCTGGACCCTTGTTGTCCTTGCTGGCATTGCGGCTCGTTTCCAACTTCATCCAATATCCACCCAAAGGCTTCGGGCCTCTTCCTCGTTCAGTATGAAAGCCCATGTAGCCGCCGTCCCATTCTTCCTTGTAAGTCGCCGTCCTAAGTTGGTGAATAGGTTTCTGCAAAAGAGTTTTGGTAGAACGGTCATAGCGGTGGATGATGTTTTGGTGATAGTAAAGTTCGTGGACATGGCCCATCCAAGTTAGGTCGTAGCCTTCGGTTGATGCAAGTAACCGTTGGTCATGAATTACTCCACGGCTGACAGGGCCTCCCCCACCTGCACCATGAAAATAATGCACCACGAAGTTGACCCCACGAAGGTTGTCGTGTTGCACTCGGATGTCTATCGTGCCGCCGTAGCCACCGACCTCAACCGCTGACCCTGTGGCGTAGTTGAGGGTACTGGCGAAGCGTTGCAAGATGTCGGTTTCTTGGTGGTGGATAATGGAGGTTTCGTGGTTCCCGTAGCCAACCAGCAGCAGGTTCTTGGCGTAGGGTGCAAACCATTCCACGGCGGTGTTGACGATACTATCCAAGTAGCGGGCGTTGTTGTGTTCTTCACGGATGTCCTCCTTGCTCCTGCGTGGGTCGCCCTTGCCTTGCATCAAACAAAAAAAGTCACCGTTAACGATGACTCCTGCGTTGCGCCGTTGGGCTTCTTTGAGGTGGTTGGTCAGCAACCCTCTATCGCAATGGGGGTTGTCCCAATGCAGGTCGCTGATTAGAAGAAACTCCTGCCCCGATTGGCAGGTGATGTCATGGATGTTTCGGCTGTGCTTGGTGAGTGGTAGAATCATTGCATGGCTTTTAGTGTTGCGTTCTCGGATTCAAGGGCATGGATGGTATGTTCCAAACTCTCAATCCGTTGACGCAAAACTACAAGTTCATTGCGTAATTCAGTCAACTCTTTGTTTTGTGCTTCGGCGGTTGCCTGCCACATAGCCAGCACCGCTTGGGCTTGCTTGACCTGCAAACTATCGGCCGTGAATTTGCAGGTCAAGCAAGCCCAAGCGGTGCTGGCTATG